ATATTAATCTCCGGCCTCACTATCATGCTTGCATCTTCGGCTACGACTTCAAAGATAAAAAATATTATAAAAAAACCGCTCAAGATCACATACTATGGGTATCGGAAAAATTACAAAAACTCTGGCCTTATGGCTTCTGTACAATCGGAGAGTTAACAGAGGACACAGCCGCTTACACTGCACGATACATCATGAAAAAAATCGGCGGTAAACAAGCAAAAGAACATTATGAATCTATCGATAAAGAAACCGGAGAAATTACTAAGCGTATTCCTGAATACGCAACAATGTCACTCAAACCCGGAATCGGTAAAACATGGTATGACAAATTCAAATCAGATTTGTATCCTGACGACTTTGTAGTGACATCAAAAGGCAAAAAAGCAAAAATACCTAACTACTATGACAAACTTCTCGAACGAGAAGACCCAGAACTACTAGAAAAATTAAAATTGCAACGCATCGAGGAGGCTAATCTACGAGCAGACGATCAAACACCCGAACGAAGAAATACACGTGAAAAAGTAAAATTATCATTAATCAAAACTTTACAAAGGACTATATAAAATGAATATACTTAAAATGTTTTCTATACACGATCAAAAAGCAAACGCATATATCACACCCTTCTTTTTGCCAAATGAAGGCATGGCAATAAGAGCATTCTCTGACTCTATCAATGACCCTAATCACGCCTTCAGTCGTCACCCTGACGACTATACCCTATTCGAAATTGGCACTTTCGGTGATACGGAAGGCCATCTCGAACCTCACACCAAGCCAGTATCACTTGGCAATGGTGTTCAATACGTTAAAGCAATACAACCACCACCTACTCAAATTGACCTCGAAGAAGTCTTCGGGGAAGGAAACCAACGATGAGCTTTAAAAATCCTAGACTAAAATCAACTGAAACTCACCAGTTCAGTCAAGTACCTAAAGCAACAATACAACGATCTTCATTTGATCGTTCACACGGACTCAAAACTACATTTGACTCCGGCTATCTAGTCCCGATCTTCGTGGACGAAGCCCTTCCTGGCGACACATTCAATTTAAAAATGGATGGTCTAGCCAGGTTAAATACTCCAATCTATCCAATACTCGATAATGCGAAAATGGAAACCTTCTTTTTCTCTGTCCCGATTCGATTACTCTGGGACAATTGGGAAAAATTCAATGGAGCACAAACTAATCCCGGCGATAGCACGGACTTTTCAATACCTATTATCGCTTCTGATGCTACTGGTTATCCTAATGGAGGAATATACGATTATCTCGGTTTACCAACCGAAGTTACGGCCTCTTATGATCACTCAGCATTATACAACCGAGCTTATAACCTCATATGGAATGAATGGTTCCGAGATCAAAATCTACAAAATTCAGTAGTTCAAAATACTGATGATGGACCAGACACTTTCGGAGAATATTCATTACTAAAACGTGGCAAACGCCACGACTACTTCACATCTGCACTACCTTGGCCACAAAAAGGTGACTCTGTCGACTTACCACTTGGCAGCACGGCCGATATACATGCAGAAGCTACTACTGGCCTCGATACTTATGGAGTCTATGACGACTTCGATGGCGCTCAAAGAGCATTACTCCCTGTCACTTCCACTTCAATTATCGGTGGAGCTGTGGCAGGTGACGCTAAATTATATGCAGATTTATCTACTGCAACTGCGTCAACAATTAACGAAATCCGGCAGGCGTTTCAAATTCAAAAACTCTTAGAAAGAGACGCGCGCGGAGGCACGAGGTACACGGAAATAATTAGAGCCCACTTCGGCGTAACTAGTCCAGACGCTCGATTACAACGGCCCGAGTACCTAGGCGGGGGCTCTTCTAATTTACAGATACAACCTGTGGCCTCAACTAATACGACTATTGCCGGAACAAGTCCACAAGGCACGCTCGCTGCTGTCGGAACGGCAGCATTAACAGGTCACGGATTTACAAAAAGTTTCACTGAGCATTGTATTCTCATTGGACTTGTAAACGTTCGCGCTGACCTTACCTATCAACAAGGCTTGCCCAGACAGTTTTCTCGGAGTACTCGATACGACTTCTATTGGCCCGCGCTTGCAAACATCGGTGAACAAACTGTGTTAAATAAGGAAATATACACTCAAGGCACCGCTGCGGACGACCTTACGTTCGGCTATCAAGAACGTTACGCTGAATATCGTTATAAACCCTCACAGATCACCGGAAAAATGCGAAGCAATGATCCTGCCACCTTAGACGCGTGGCATCTGGCTCAAGACTTCTCTTCTTTACCAGCGTTAAATACAGCTTTCATTGAAGAAGCTCCTCCGTTCGATCGAGTAGTCGCAGTTCCAACAGAACCCGACTTCTTACTCGACACTTACTTCTCTATGAGATGTGTTAGACCAATGCCGTTATATGGCGTACCCGGAATGATCGATCACTTCTAAAGGATACTTATGGAATACGTTGATCTAGGCTTAGTAACATTCCTACTCTTAATGATCGAACATAGACTAGGAAAAATTCATAACATTCTCAAAAAAAGACAGGAGACAGAAAAATGGGACCAATGATCGGTTCAGCCCTTATAGGTGGAGCGTCCAGCTTAATCGGTGGCTGGTTCGGTCGTAAGGGCGCAAAAGAACAAAACCGTGCCAGCATCAGACAGGCACAAAAACAAATGGCATTCCAAGAACGAATGTCCTCTACAGCCCATCAGCGAGAAGTTAAAGACCTTCGAGCAGCTGGACTTAATCCGATATTATCGGCAGGCGGCTCCGGCGCCTCATCTCCCGGCGGTGCATCTGCACCGCAAGTAGATGAATATGCACCTGCTATTTCATCGGCACTTCAAATCAAAAGGCTTGCCCAAGATTTGAAAAACCTCCAAGCAACTGAGCGTTTAACTAACGCGCAAACAGCAGTACAAACTAACGTTGCTAGAACTTCATCACCAGCAGCTGACCTCGGAGAACAAATATCTAACCACCTCACCCAATCAGGTTCGTCGGCAAGAAATATAGCTGAACGTATAGGTGATTGGTTAGGAACAAATCTCTATAAAATGAGTCCAACTGCTAAAAATATCAAAAACCAAAATCTGCGAAACCGAACCGGAAATTCCCGGGTTATTCGCATAACAAGAGGAAATTAATCATGACTACCGCAGTCAAACAAGTTCTACCAGAAATTAGAAATCCGTTTTCTAAACGAGTGCGTATATACGCACCTCACGATGATCAGTCCATGACAAAACAGTCATTCGCTGACGAATGCAATATAAATAACATCATGGCTAAGTATCAAAAAACAGGTGCGGTAGCGCACCTTAATAAGCACGAAGGGCGATACGGTTTCGCTACCAGTGCAGACTTCACTGAGTCAATGCGAATCGTTACAGAAGCCCAAGAGCTATTCAACGAACTACCGTCTTCAATTAGACGAAAGTTCGGAAACTCACCAGAAAGCTTCCTAGACTTCGCACAAGACCCGTCAAACATCGATGAGATGATAGATATGGGTCTCGCGACCCAAGAAGCAACTGAGGCTAGAAACGCGGCTAGAGACGCTCTAATAGCCTCTGAACAAGAAGAGCCGAATCCGGCTCCAAATCCGGCTGAATAACAGCCGGAAAAATCCTAGTGTTAATGCTCTACTTGATGTCATTAACACTAGGTGACACCAATTCCCTTTAAATTCCAGAATTTCAAGAGTACAATTCAGTCACCAAACCCAAAAACCCCTAAAATAGGAGTCTCCAATGGCTAGACGACGAAAAATGAAGAAATCTTCATCAAAAAAACTCTTCTCCCGTACTGCTTCACGTACTAAGAAGAAAAACATAGCACCAAGGCCAATGAGAGGTGGAATACGCCTCTAATGCCGTGCTACCACCCAATGACCGGATACCGGGGTAAAACCCCCGGACCATCCGGAAAAGCCAGTCTTGTCTTTCAAATATCAAGATCTACTGGCGAAGCAATCACAGTTCCTTGTGGAAAATGCATTGGATGCCGGCTAGAAAAATCTCGACAATGGTCGATTCGATGTATTCATGAAGCCCAAATGCATAAAGAAAATTGCTTCCTCACACTTACTTACAATGACGAAAATCTGCCATCAGATTTATCTCTACAAAAAATTCACTTTCAAAAATTCATGAAGCGACTTCGGAAGTCGACTTCTAAAAAAATCCGTTTCTATATGTGTGGCGAATATGG